GCCAGCGGGGTACGCCGGCCCATGACCCACTCGTTGCGGTTCACGGCGAGAGCGAACGTCTTGGTGGTGGTGATCCCGTCGTACACACCGGAAGCGTTCAGGTTCTCCCGGACATGCTCCGACACGATGATCGGCACGCCGTACAGCGAGGCCAACTGGCCGTTGAGGATCGTGGCCTGCGGGCCGAACTTGTCGACCGTGAGCACGTTCGAATCGGACAGCAGCCGGTAGTACGAGGCGACGGACACGATGAACGCCATGTCCATCGGGTTCAGGCCGTACTTGTCCATGTCGGCCCGGATGGTGGCAAGCGCCGAGGCGGACAGCGCCGCACCGGCAGAGGTCCCGGCGTTCGCCAGGGCACGCTTGCGGAGACCATCCCACGACGTACGGAAGTCGGTGGTCGAAGCGCCCACGTCGGAGTCCTGATGGGTGCCGTCCGTGTCGCCGTCGATGATGGCCTTCTCTTCGCCGTCGACGAACGCCCGGATCAACTTGGCCTGCATGTACGGCAGGATCGCCAGCGCCGAATCAGCCTCGAGGCTCTTCGAGGTCAGGATCCGGCCGCCCATGATCTCGGCGTCGAACGTGACCGCACCGGTACCAGGGGTCGAAACGGTGACCTTGGTGGCGGTGTCCGAGGTCGGTTCGGCGACACGGTAGGCCACCGGGTCGGCGCCCTCGAGCGGCCACTTCCACGGGTTCGTCGGAAGGTCGATCGAGGAGAACAGGGCGGCGACCTTGCCGGCGGCACGGACACGCTCATGCAGCGAAGCACCGATCCCGGTCGGAATCCATTCGGTGCCCTCAGCGGAGGTGTCGGTGTCCATGGCACGCATGGCGTTCGCCCAGCGGTCCTTGAACATGCGGTGGCTGCGAGCCGCCTGGAACCCGTCAGCGCCGGTGGTGGCCTTCCCGTCGATCAGCATGCCGAACATGGACATGTCGGCGACGAGCTTCTGGAAGCTGCGGACGGTGCGGTGATGCTGCGGGAGGAAGTCGTCGATGCGGGGGGCGAGCACGCCGTCGCCGTTGTCGTTGCGGACAGCGACCTGCTCGACGTTGTTGCGGGCACCGGAGAACGACCGGAACGTGCCGGTCTTGTCGAACGACCCGGCGGGCACGGTGTCGGCGGTGGCCCACAGGAGCTCGTCGAGGTTCTTGCCGGCGGAGCGGATCGAGTCGCCGCCGTCGATGCGGTTCACGTTCGGGACGTTGAAGCTGCGGCGGGCGTCGAGCTGGAAGCTGCGGGCGGTGTCGCCCTCGACGGCCTTGACGTCTGCGATCTCAGCCTCGAGGGCTTTGGCGGCAGCGTCGGTCTCGTCGAACGTCTGGCGCTCTTCGAGGGTGAGGCTGCGGGAAGCTTCCTTGGCCGTGTTGACCAGGTCTTCCATTTGGGCAACGAGACGGCCGTGTTCCACGGTCAGATCGTCGATGGTACGGACTTCCACTAGGGGTCTCTCCAGATTCCGGGCCTAGCCTCGGAATCGAAGCGACGGCTAGGCGACCTGCTGAACCTTGCGTTTACGTGCAGCGATCGCTGCGGCAAGGGTTTCGAGTGGAGTCGTGTCCAACGTGGGACCGGTGTCCGTCTCGTCAGGCTGGTCGCCCTGCTCTTCCGTGCGATCCGTTTCGGATGCGGGGGAATCGAGGGGAGTACCTTCGAGCAACATCATAGCAAGCTGCCGGCGATCTTCATCGGATAGACGTTCCACGAACTCCGACACCGAACGAACCGACAGAATCTCAGCTTGCGGATACACCGGGAACGGCGTCGGCCCATACTCCATCAACGACACGTCCAGCCGCTCCACAAGCTGACGTTGCCCGGTCTTCGAAGCACGGAAGAACCCAGACGCCGGAGTCGACCGCAACCATTCGCCACGGAAGCTCTGCCCCCTGATCGCTTTGTCGTCGATCAACTGCAGCACCTCGTTGGCGAGGTCGGTGTTCGCATAGCGGGTGACGGTCACCAGCCCACGCCGGCCGTCTTCACGGATATCGACCGGGACGCCGAGCGGCATGGAGAACCGTTCGGACGGTTTGCCGAACAGGTCCATGCCGTGGTTGTAGATGACCTGCACCCGGTCGAACCCGTTGGCGATAGCCGACCGGAACGCCCCGGGCCGGATCACCTCTTCGTACACGCCCTGATGGTCACGCACCGGGACCGGGACGTCGTACACCGCCGCCAGGGCTTCCACCGTGCGGCCGTCGCCACCGGAACGGATGACCATGTCCTCGATTTCGTAGCTACGTACGAACATCACGCCACCTTCTGATCGTTCGCCATCTGAGACGCCGCCTGCCCTTGTGTTGCCTGACCCATGTTCAACGGGGACAACACCACGTCACCGCCAGGTACCGGCGGCAGGTTCTCCAACCGGCGGGCAGCGTTCACTTCCATCCACGGGCCGCCCACGGCACGCTGGTACGCCTCGTAGCGGGTGGCGGTGTCGCCACGCAACCGGCCCTCGAGTTCAAACTCGATGTAGTTCCCGGGGACGGTCAGGTCAGGATCGAAGTTCACCCACGTCTCGATGCGTTCCGCCCACGGCTGGATGCCATCGGTGACCGCTTCGATCGACTGGTGCTCAATGTTGTTGTTCGTCGACCGTGACAGCTCGTACAGCTTGTGCGGCGGGATACGCAGAATGCGGGACACTTCGTCGATCCCGAACTGGCGGGACTCCAACATCTGCGACTCGGCAGCATTCAAACTCACCCGGTCATATCGGGCGCCGTTCGCCAGAATCCCAGTCTGATGGGCGTTCCGAAGGCCCTCGTGGAATCGTTGCCACTGCCGTTTCTGTGCTTCGAGTTCGGCGTCGGACAGCATCCCGGGCAGCGACACGATGCCACCCATGTGCGTGCCCGAGCCGTAGAACCGGTGCGAATACTCGTCGGCCGCCGCCACCCCGCCCAAGCTCTCCGAGTGCACAGCCAGCGGGTTCAGGCCGACCCGCCCGTTGTAGGCAAGCCCTGGGATATGCAGGATCGAGGACCCGTCGAGCAGGTTGTCTACGTTCCCGTCGATGATGTACCGCTTGCGGTTGTCGGGGGCGATCACGACACGCACACGGTCCGGGTGCAGTTCCCGCAGGCCGACCGCCTGGCCGTTCGGGGCACGCAACTTGAACGAGAAGGCGTTGCCTTTGTGCAGCAGCGACATCATCCAGAACTCGACGAGGCCCGGCCACGGCATCTCAACGTCGGGTTGGGTGAGCCACGGCGGGTTCGCACGTCGGGACTTGCGGGACTCCTCACCGAACCCGTCCGTCCGGTAGTTGTGAACCGGGAGGAACGCCACGCCCTCAGCAAGGAACCGGACACCGGAATACCAGGCGGTGATCCCCAACGCCCTGTGCGAGCTCATCGTGATCCCCGCCTTGGTGCGGGACCCTTCACCGGAGCCACGGCCCAGCAGGTAGCCGAACTCTTCCATGGTGACAGGGTCGGGGGCGGCACGCATCGCCCCGCCATTGACGCCGAGCAGTTGCCTAGCCCACTTCATCCGACCCGCTCTCACCGTTGTCGGGCAGCATCGCCGCCACCCCGACCGTTACCACCAGCCCGCACACCGCCAGCCACACCACACACCCGGCCGTGGCACCGAACAGCAACCACACCGGCAACACTGAACAGAATAGGCCGACAACCACCGAAACAACCGGAAACCAGTCAGGCATTACCAACGCTCCACATGCGCATACGGGGACCCCTCGTCCTGATGATTCGGCCAAAACGGACGCACGCCACCCACCTGAAAGAACTCCGCAGCCTCATGCCGCTCCGCATCCAACAACCTGTCGAACACCCAGCGGATCAGGTCCCGGCCCTCGAGCGGCGGCAACTCCCACATGTGCTGCGTCGTCCGCTGACGATCCGGGTTGAGGCTGTCAGTCGTGGTGGCGAAGACGCACAAGAACCGGTTACCCGGGCCGCCCTGCTTGAACTTCCAGCCAGGCTTGTAGGCGAGCTGATCGACAGAGATCACAGCCCACCACCGAACCGGCGCATCGGCACCCACACGCCACGGCGCTTCGGGCGGGGCGGCGGCGGGTTCATCAACTGCTGGCGGATGAACGCAGCAACCGCACCAGGAGCAGGTTGATCCTCGAGCAACGACCGGGACACACGAACAGCAGGACGATCAATCACCGAGCACCATCGCAAACGAACGAGGCGCAGAAACCAGCCCGCCGACCACACCGCCATGCGCCAACGTCACGGCGACCAGCGGCGAGATATCGACCATGGTTGACCGCCTGGCCCACGACCAGCCGCCATCCTCAGACGGCCGCTTCACCGCGCCCTCAAGCGCCGACCGGAGTTCGGGCTGCCCGAAATGGCCGAACGACTCGGTACGAACCGCCGCCTCGAGTTCGGCGCAAGCCTGTTTCGATTGGGCCGGGGTGAACGTCTCGCCAGGCCAGCCGGCAGCCTGCGACGCCGACGCCCCTCGAGGGTCCAACAGCCACACACCAGACCAGCGGGCTCGGAGCTCGGACACCCGATCGGCAAGCCAGCCGACACCCTCACGATGCTCGACCACCTGCACCTGCGGCACCCCATCCGGGCGACGCCACGCCACAGCGATTGACGCCGACGCCTGCTCAGGGCTGACGTCCACCGCCCACACCATCCCGGCATCAGGCCGGTCCACGATCGCTACGCAGCGGTCCCACAGGTGCAGCGGGATCGGCGGGTTAGCCCGCTGCGACGTCCGCTGATTCAGCGACGCCCTGCGGAACCCGGCGATCCCGTCCTCACGTTTCTGCGCCAGATCCCACTCGTCAGCGATAACCGCCTCAGTGATCGTGTGACCGAGCGCCGGCATGCACGACCGCCACGTAGCAGGGTCGCCCGGATCGGCGTCAGGGTCGGCGGACCATTCGAAGTAGGCAACAGATGATCCGCCGCCCTCCTCAACC